CTTCATTATTATCATAGTTCTCTGGATTATAACTCCAGTTGCCAGAAATTGCCTGGTCAAAGAACTTCTGCATCACAGCAACAACATTGATGTATCCAGTGTTGTCTTCCATATCCCAAAGAAGAGTATAATTGTTCTTCAGATAAGAGTATCCTGGAACAACCTGCTTAAGAGGTCCCTTCTTTGATTTTTTAATGGACAGGTAGTCTCTAGGCGGTTCAATTCCGTTTGTGGCATTTGACACAACGGAACTGCTCTCCGAAGGCATCTGTGCGGACAACGTGCTGTGCCGTAAACCTGTTTCGTTGATAGAGTTTCTAAGAGCCTCCCAATCATGTGCTAACTCCTGATTAGAAATTTCATCTACATCCTTCTTGTATGTATCAATCGGAAGGATTCCATCAGCATACTTTGTTCTACCAAAGTATTCACAGTGTCCTTTCTCCTTAGCAAGTTGGTTAGATGCTTTCAAGAGATAGAATTGGAAAGATTCTGAGAGTCCATGAACAGCATCCCATGCCTCCTGAGATCCATAATTATAACCAAGTTTAGCAAGATAGTGAGCAAGACCAATAAACCCGATTCCAAGCGATCTACGTGCCTTTGTAGCGATCTCTGCTGCCTTGACTGGATACTCTTGATAATCAATCAATTCATCCAATGCACGAACAGAAAGATCACAGAGATCTTCTAGCTCCTCATCAGACTTAATCTTACCTACATTAACAGCAGACAGAATGCACAGAGCAATCTCACCCAAGTGATCATCAATGTGCTGAATAGGATATGTAGGCAGGGTGATTTCCTGACACAAGTTACTCATCTCAACCTTGTCCTTGAAGGAGGAGTGTGAGTTGCAGTGATCGATATTCATAATGTAAATACGACCAGTCTCAGCACGTTCTTTTAGAAGTGCCAGAATAAGTTCCTGCGCTCCGATAGTCTTTCTTGGAATAGACTGATCTGATTCATAACCCACATAGCAAGCGTCAAATGAATCAGTACCAAAAGCATCATAGAGACCTGGTACGTCATGCGGTGAGAAGAGGCTAATCTCTTCATTCTGAATGAAACGTTCGTAGAAAAGTTTTGAAATTTGGATAGAGTAGTCAAGTTTACGTACCCTGTTGTCTTCTGTGCCTTTGTTATTCTTGAGAACAAGAATATCTTCTATTTCTTGGTGCCAGATTGGGAAGTGGACTGTCGCGCTTCCACCTCTGATGCCATTTTGAGTGCAGCATCGGACAGTTGCTTCAAACTTTTTGAGAAATGGGACAACGCCTGTGTGTTGAACTTCTCCGCCTCTGATCTTACTGTTGATGCCACGGATTCTGCCTGCGTTGATACCGATGCCCGCCCTTTGTGCAACGTATTTGCCAATTGCCATATCAGAGCTAAAGATACTATCGAGGGTGTCATCAATATCAACAAGAACACAGCTAGCAAATTGTCGAAGTGGAGTTCGCACTCCCGCCATGATAGGTGTGGGAATGTTGAGTCTGTGTTTTGAGATTGCGTCATAGTACCTCTTGACGAAAGACATCCTAGTGTCTTTAGGGTATTCTTGGAAGATAGTCAGAGCAATCATCATATACATGAACTGTGGAGTTTCATAAACTCCACCAGTGCTTCTATCTTGCACTAGGTATTTATCCGCAACTTGACGCAAACCTGCATAGGTAAACAAAAAGTCTCGCTGATGATCAATATATCCGTTTGCCTTATCAATTTCTTCCTTTGAATACTTGAGGAAAATTTCTTTATCATAAACATCACTGTTCGTGCAGTTCATAATATGATTTTCTAGATGAGGAAGTTCTCTCATCTTTCCATAAAGACTTTTGCGAATGGAAAATAGAAGAAGTCTTGCTGCAACAAACTGATAGTTAGGATGATCAAGATCAATAAGATCAGAAGCAGCCTTAATCAAGATTTCTTGAATCTCTCCAGTGGTGATGCCATCATAAAACTGAATCCCAGACTTCATTTCAACCTGAGAGGCTGATACACCTGCAAGATTAGTACATGCTTCTTCGACCATGACATGCATCTTATCTAGGTCAAGGGGTTCAATTCTTCCATCCCTTTTTTTAACTTTAGTGCCGTTGCTCATATTTTCTTCCAGGTGGTAAATTTAAGTTTTGCTTCTAAACCAGAGTATGTATTTGATTCTATCACGGACTGAACGTCCAGTCCAGACATCACCATGTCATTTATATCTTTATCATCTATGCTCTCAGGCCAGATGACTACTTTGTCACCAGAATCGATTGTTTTGGATAATCGGTTGGTGATTTCTCTGTTCCGGGGTTCGTTATCATAAATCCAAACAGGATCGCTAATCCCCCAACGGCGCACATCAGCGTCAGCTCCACACATAGCAATCGCATTGCGAATGAACGCGCTGTCGAATGGCCCTTCTGTAACGTAGACTGGAGCATCTCTTCTGATGTTATCCAGTCCGTAGATTTTTGGTGCATCATCATTAAACATTACGGTTAAGTATTTAACAGGGTTAGGATCTATCGCTCTCCCCTGCAATCCAATCAAGTTTTTTTCATAATAAAGAGGAATGACAATTCTTTCCTCATCATACTTTGTGCTATCAAAAGTTGGTTTAAGACTATTTACAAATTTTTTAAATTCTTCAGCATAGTAGAAGTTTTCTGCATCTAATTTTCTTGCTGCAAGATACCCTGCAGGCCTGGGATGATCTGATGCCTTAGGTAGTTTGATCTTTGTCTTAAACTTTGGTGCCTCAAACTTAAAGATAGGTTCTTCTATTACTGTTCCCCTACCACTACTATTCGTTTTGAATCTTTCAAATATGTACTGCTTATGAAGAGCAGGATCAAGTTGCTTCAAAAAATTACTAAAAGTCATTGAAGCACCGCAGTTGTGACACTTAAAGTTCACATCTGCTTTCATTGCATACAAATATCCCCTTGTCTTGGATTTATTCTTTTTAGAATCCCCACAGATAGGGCACCTGAAATTATAGAGATTGGACTTTATTCGCTTAAACTTTTCCAGTCGAGAAGATAAAAGCCCAATAAATTTTGAATCAACGTGATTCATTCACAGAGGCAACCACTGGTGCTACTATAGCACTTTCTGCCCCGCTTAACAAGGGTTTTAACGTTTTGATTGCTTGAGGATTAGTGAACACTAATACTGCTCCCAGTGCTCCGATACCAATCCAAAGTTTCCGTTCCAATAATGATAATCGTTTAGTAGTGTTGTCATGATCGCTGTCCATTTTATCACGGAGTTTGTCGATTTTATCAAACAACACTGAGTCGATTTCTTCTTGCTTCGATATTCTTTCCTCATGAACCGCTAACATGCGCGACACATTGTTATTTACCTCAGCAAGTTTTTCGATTGCAGAGTCTAACCTTGAAACTAATGTTTCAAAGTTTTGAAGTTTTTCCTCTAGAACTGCGACCCTGACTTGCTCAGCCATCTTTAGGTCTCCACATCTTCCTTAGACCCTTTTGATAGATATATTTCTTCTTCTTTCTTACCGGAGGATCATCTCCTGCCTCCACCGTACCAGCAATTTTCCCACCACCAACATTGTTGGTAGGAGGTGCTGCCACCGCCTGCTCACGAATGATATCAATTATCCTGTTGAGTTTCTTCTCGTTCATAAATTTTATTGAGTTCCTTTAAACAATCTAAATCAACTTGAATATCATGAATATAGCACTTTGGATACTCAGGTAGTCTGTTCAGAAACAGAATAAACGTTTTCATCGCAGACCATAGATCCCTATCAATCTTATAGAAAAGCATTGGAGTAGTGGCCTCTCCAAAAATGTTATATAAAATTATGAAATGATTTAACAGTAAATGAGTTTTAAGGACTCCAGTATTTTTATACCGTTTCAATAATCTCTTTATATACTTAAAGTGATTAATATCTCGGTCGAAGTCCTCTTTAGTTACTGCCTGGGGATTTTCATAATTTTTAATTGCGAATATAAGGAAATTATCCTCATTCAATTCATTAAAAATCATATTATGTCATAGATTAGTTTGCCAAGGAAATATTTGGATAAGATGGTGCATTACCTGTTGTAATGCCAGACATAGCACAAAGAATTTCTTTCTTAACTCTTAGGTTTCCATCACTACCCATGTAAGTAGTAACACCAACCCAACCAACACCTGTCTCATATACAGTTCCAGCAGCGTCTTCGTTACCTGCTTGTGCTACTCCATATGCAGCTGAGTCGTAAGTAGACCTATTTCTTTCTGTATAATGAGGATCATCAACTAAGAATGTTGGTGATTGAGATACAGTGTATGTTGTTGCTGCGATTGCTGCACCACTTAATCCTGCAGTAGATCCAATTGTCAGTGATGTTGTACTTGCGATACTAGCAACTACAGCAGATCCAAAGAATGTGCCAGCTTTAGTATTTAATCCAAAACTTATCACATCACCTTCTTGAACTTGACCACTTTCGCCAAATTGACCACCTAATACACCAGTACCTGCTGGTGCTGTGACCACTCTAGTTGCGTAGTTTAATGAGACTGATCCAGCCGCACCAACGTTGTCATTGTTTCCCCAAAGTGCCATGTCTTTTTCTCTTTAATTGATCTTTGCTATAAGATATTTATAAAAAGCGATTACTCGCCTTCTCTGGTTTTGATCGCCTTGGTAACGACTTCTAGGAGTTGATCATCCATTTCGGTTTTAGTCAACTTAACTGCCTTGGAAAGAATGACGAGACAGATCTCGATTAACTTTTCTCCAAGTTCTTCGTTCTCGGGAATTTTTGCTACAGCATCAGAAATTACTTTAGATGCTAGTGGAAGTAAAAATGAAAGCATGATGTTTTCAGCAGATTATATTCTATATATTCTCTAAAAACTCTTTTAATGATTTCTTCTTCTTTTCTGGTAAACCTTTGTGTTTTGTTGATGCAAAATCTTTGACATCACCCTTCTTCATATCAGCAGCTGCCTTCGCAGTCTCAGGAGTAGTCGGTGCTAT